TCAATACCAGGTATAACACCTTTGTGTTGATTTTTTACATAAAAGTATAATGGTCGACTTATTGGATAAGAACCATCTTGTATGGATTGTTTTGATATTGATTTACCATTAATTGTAACTGCTCTTACTTTGTCTTTATTAGCTTCGTAATAAGAGAAACCTAATATACCAAAGTTATTAGGGTCACCTACAATTTTGTTAATAATCAAAGTATCGTTTTCACCTGCCTCAATAGCGGCACCATCTTCTCTTAATAGTGTACAATCTTTTTTGTTTGCCTCTTTAATTTCTTTGGGGCATCCTTTTGACATCACTAAACTATTAAAAGCATCCCTTGTACCTGAAGTTGGTGGTGGAACTAATACTGATATTTTAATGTTTGGTAAACTTGGATCAATGTCAGACCATTTTTTAGGTAAAGAACCTTTTGCTGATAAGGCCTGCCATAATTGTTTTTGTGTAAAGTTTACTGGTTCATTTTTAAGTGAACGAATAATAGCAATACCATCTAAACCAACAATCACTTGTGAAATATCTGTTACGCCATTATCAAAACATAACTTCTTTTCTTTAGGTTTGATAGCACGACTTGCGTTTGTCATATCAGGTGTATTGACACCGATACCTTTACAAAACAATTTCATACCACCACCTGTACCAGTAGATTCAATCACAGGTGTTTTAATACCTTTTTTACCGACTTTTTCTGCTACGACTGTTGAAAATGGAAAAACTGTTGAAGAACCAACAATTGATATTTGGTCTCTTGCATAACTAACTGTACTCATCAAACTCATTATAAAAACGATTAATAATAATCTCATCTTATCTCCTTATTGTTAAGACTATAAGTATTTAACAATCAAAAAGACAATGTAACAAAAGTTTAATCTTTAGTATATTTTAATAAAGAAACCATTAGTATCACTTATTTTTTTAGCACCGTTTATCATCTTATTCATAATACTAGATAAGTTTTTTTTATTTTTTACAAAAAAGTACATTATTTTTAGTCCTTGAATCTTCATAACCATAGTTTTAGCTATTTCAATATTAGATTTTGCAATATTAATTGTTTTATCAAACTCTTTAAAACTTACAATTTTTTCATTATTAACTTTTGTATCTTTAATAACATCTTCATACATTTTATAAGTTTCTTCAATTTTATTTTTATCAAAATTTGAAAATGGTTTAGGTGTACCAAAATATCTTATACTATCTATTCTAGCATAATTGTATTGAGCCAAAACATCATCAACTACTTTTGTAGGAATCTTTCCTAAACGACCTCCTGTAGGTGTACCATCAGATGTAATTTCAGTTTGTGCAGTACCATAACCGTGAGGAAATCCTCTAACTTGTAAATTAATTTGTTTTTTTGTGTCTTTATTTAAAAAAGTAAATAAACCTATTTCTTTACCTTCGGTAGTCAAGTTACAATTAAATTTTGCTATTTCAATATCGTAATCTGCCACCTTAACTTGACCTGGTATATTTGTATAATCTACATTTGCTTTTTCTTTAATTAATTGTTTAAGTGAAATTGGATATAAGATTTTTTTCTTATAAAGTTTATACAATTTATCATTAAACATATTAACTAAACCGTCTTTAACTTCATAAGTTTCTACTATTTTTTTCAAATCATTAATTATTTTTTTTCTAACATCTTTTTTTATTATATAAACATCTGCTGGATTCCAAGAATCTTTTTTTGAAATTTTTGCTTTACTTAAAAAATCTGAAATAGTTTTTGTAAAATCTGATGTATCAGTAGCATCGTGGATTATATCATAATTATTTAAATTACCTACAATTTTTTTAACTGCTGGACGTGTGTATTGAAATGTGTTATACCAATCAGCAAAAGCGTCTGGATTTTTTACAAATATAATTTGCTTAGTATCTTTAGCAGTTTTAATATCATTTTGTAAAGACATTACTGTAGCTAACTCACCTGCGTCTGCTAGTTTTTTACCTAAAACATTCCTTGATTGACCACCCATACCTGAAAAGGGAGCTTTATCAATATCTATAAATGTAAAATACTTTTTACCATCAGTAAATATAGGTGCATACTTATTATTAGGATAAAGTATTTTAATATACTTTTGATAATCTGTTTGTACTTTTTCTAACCTATCAATATCTTTAGTCTTTTTAAATAGGTAAGACTTGCCATCTTTTACTTTAATTTTTTTGCCTTTTTTAATATTAGCAACGATGGATACGATATATTTTGATTTAGGTAAGTCTGCTTTGCTAAATATTGCCATAGTTCTCTCTCTTACCACATATTTAGGTAAATGGCAACCAGCCTTGACAATTTCATATAAGTATGTTATATTATTAATATGAAAAATATACGAGTTATACAAACAGGCATAGACGTATCGGCCATACAACAACAATTAGACCAATATCCTGAAGATTGGGGAAATGTAGGCCGTATGAAAGGCACCGCACGACAAGACCCTCATACAAAGATAGTCACCAGTGAAGTATTACAATTGGTAATGGGAGGTGTATCAAAACCAGGTGAATTTATAGGTGATACTGAAATTACTTTACCTACAGAAGCCACACAACGACATACAGAAATACAAAAATTCTTAACCACACATTTTAGAAATATAGGCAGATGTGCCTTTTTAAAAACACCAGTAGGCCAAATTACAGGTAAACATATTGACCAAGGTACATATTACTTAACCAAAGATAGATACCATTTAAGTATAACAGGTACATATCGTTATACCGTATGGGATGATGGCGAAGATGATAATACCAAAGAGATTATAGATGTGACACCAGGCACTTTCTTTTGGTTTAATAATAAAAAAAATCATATGGCCGAAAACACATCCGATATAGAACGAATAGCCTTTATCTTTGATGTACCTCAAAGCCCTTCAAATCCATAAAGAAAATTTCCGAGTTTCCGGTGGTTATAAGGCTATCACAATGGCCGCTATGGTTTGATTCTTAATAGTATCTTTTTAATGTTCTCATACCAGAATATACCACTTTGTCGTAGTTTATTGTTAGAACTTCGTAACTTCTCCAGACTATTACGTAATCGTGTAACCTGTGCCTTTGTAAGTCTTTTATCGTTTTTTTGTAAATCTTCCAGTTTCTCTATTATATTGTCAATTTGAATACAAGTGTAATCAGGTATCTTTGGTGCCTTCTTTTTTAGATATGTAAGGGATAGACCCTTTGGCCATTTCTTCATAGTAGTATGTCCTTTGTATAAACAGGCCAGTTGTTAGGGGAATGTAGAATAGTATATCGTTTAATATTTAGGAGATAAAGTCACTTTTCAGTAGTAAAATTATCCGAGGAAAAAATTGTGATAAAGGAAGTGTATTAAGTTGTCCAGCTGGACCTAGGAGCTTTTCCTGAAGGTTCAACACCACTATGTATAAGATTTAGAAACTCTACAAGGTGGCCAATTAATTAATAGGCCTCCTATATCTCTTAACATCTTTATTACATTTATAGTTTAGCAAGCCGCTCCAGTTTGCATAAGTGTTTTTCCACCACAGGTTTACCAGGCCAGTTGCCAGTTTGCGGTACAGAAAAAGCAGATAGCTTAAGGGTTTAGATCAATTGTAGCGCCTCGTATGACTTTGGCGCCTGTAGTGTTTTCTGTGTTACTTCCACTTATATTACTTGTCATATTTCCTTCTACTTCAACTCTCATATCACCTTGTACTTTTAAATTGTAATTACCGCCACTATTGACGTTTACGTTACCATCTACTGTCACTAGGTTAATGTCGCCAGAGTCTACTTGTATATTGACATTAGCGTTGGCCCCTATTTGGATTGTGTAGTCGTTAAAGGGTGTGTTTGATTTGTTTATGTATATCTTGTGGCGGCCGTCTATAGAGATGTCTGAGTCGCCACCTATACTTACTTTGTTGTCATTGGTTAAAACGGTATAATGGTCACCTTTGATAATGTCCGTTCTTGTGCCATCCGCTGAGATTTCGTAGGACGTTCCAGTTCGGTGTCTTTCGTGTATTCTTTCATTACCTGCCGTGTCATCATATTCTCTTATGTGACCACTTTCAGTTTCGTACACTTTATTGTATGGATAACTGGCCGCATAAGGAATTTCTGGTTGTGACCATAAATCACCATCATCGCCTGCTATTATTGATCCATCGGCGGCCGTAGTAGGATTAAAGTCTGCCGTTGCTATATTGGTTTCTCGTGTTGACCTACGTAATGTTAAAGACAAATGAGGGTTTATCTCCTCACCTTCCTCATCCTTTAAATTAACCGCCAGTCTATTGGTATCAACTTCATCTTTGTATTTCGGATAAACTCCGTTAGGGTCATAAAAACCTTTTGATGTATTGGCCAGTTCTATAGGTCTGCCAGGTAAACTACCTAACACTATAGGCTCTTGTAAGTCTTCATCTCTAAAGTAACCAAACACCCAACTGCCTTCAACAAATGCCGAAGGTGAAGAACCTAAACCTGATATACCAGCCGCCGTTGTGGGTAACACAACAGTTGCCCAAGGTAAATCGGCAGTTGGGAGTTTAATCTTATCTTGTGTGTGATACCCTATACATCTTACTCGTACTCTTCCTGTGTATTGAGGGTCTAAACGATCCTCTACTACGCCATTGAACCAGATGAAACCGTTGCGGCCTAAAAAATTTTTGTCTGTAATCATTTTTATTTTTACCGATAATTGTCGCCTTTTAATTCACTCACTATACGCTATTTTAACCTATTTCTTCGTACTGTACGCAACTGGCCTATTCTATTACTTATACCTGTTAGTAGACCTCGTATATACCCAAACCCTTGTCCCATATAGAAACAGGCAGTCGCCAGACTGACTTTAGCTTCGTTATCTATCAGTTTACCCT